CTCCTGTTGAGGTCACACAAGGTGAATACTTCACCGTACCTGTGTATATGTTAAAACAACGTAGCTCGACTAAGAGCGTCCCTGTTGAATCAACTGTTGTCATTCATGGCAACAGATCCAACAATAACGCTGCACAACCCGCAGACTGGGGATGTACCAACTGGGTCTTTAATGACTCAGAAGAGTTCATCATCTCAGAAAACGGGCGTGGCTCATGGCATGACTGTTGTCATGCCAAGAGGACCACTGTGAACAATGGCCTTCGTTTCACTGTAGAACAGCCAGGAAATCCTGGATTCTATTATTGGAACGATGCCTATGTATTAGCCGAGTTCTCCTGGTGGACGGTAAATCTCGGTCATTTCCGTTGCGGCTGGCCTTTTCGACCAGCTACAGCGATTGCCGTGTATCCGTCCGACGGGGGTATAGCTGGGCCTAATATAGACTCAGCTGTGCGCAATGAGTGTAAACGTCAGCTTATGCTTCTACTTCCTGGGGTAAAACCTCGGGTTTCGTCGCTTAATGCTACGTTTGAACTTAAGGACTTCGCGTCCTTACCAAAGACCATCCAGAAGATTAGTAATTTGAGTGATGAACTCAAAAAACTGTTCTCCCTGCGATGGTTCTCTAAGCAAAGCGCCAACGTTGCTAGCGATAGCTTCCTTCAATGGAAGTTTAATATCGCTCCACTGATCTCTGATATAGCCGGTTTTCACCGGGGATTGCAGAGACTCGATTCTGATGTAGCTAGGCTAATCAGAAACGAGAACAAGTATATTACCGCACACAAGTCTTTTGACTTGTCACGGTTTTATCCGAATACGTTCTGGGTTGAGAGTTATCGTATAGATCAGCGTAAAGCTAATGTATCCGACACTTATCAACTAGACTATTCACTTGCCGAGGGTCATGTCACACTTGACTACTGCTATGGTCTAAAAGGGCTTACGCCCCATCAGATCAGAGCACGAGCACTCATGGACGAGCTTGGGATTAATTCTAATCCTGCTATTCTATGGAATGCGTACAAGTGGACATTCGCTGTGGATTGGTTGATTAATGTAGGAAAGTTCCTAGATCAATTCAAGGTCTCAGCGTTAGACCCCTCAGTGGTCATATACAGAGCCTGCGCCTCCGTCAATATCAAGCGCTCCAATAAGGTTTATACCAATTGGCGTTGCGATGATATAGGCGGCGGTTCAGGGTTGCTGGGATATACTGAAGAAGACGTTTACGTCCGCTCCAATATTACCCCAACTGTGCTAGATCTGACAACTAGCGGTTTGAACTTAAACGAGTTCAGCCTTGCTACCGCATTAGCCACCTCTAAGGCGACTAAGCGTTAGCGAGTCAGAAACACTGGCCGTATGTCCTTATACATACAAATGTATGCTAAGCAACACACTCGTAACTAATGAAGTTAAAGATGCTGCAGGCGCCGAAGTTGAATTCGAGCGCATGTCCATCGACAACGCCAAGACAATCTTTAAGAAGATTGTTGATGACGTTGCCAATCCTATCCGTATGTCGATATCACATCAACATACAGGGTCGGGCACGACGCGCACTCGGCGTTCCATGGTCCGTTTTGACAAGGGTGTCACAAACGGTACTACGGGAGCCAAGGGCACGTCCTCTTGTTACTGCGTGCTGTCATCGCCGGAAGGCATGATAGCAAACGGTGACAATGACAAAGCCGTGCTGGCGTACCTGATATCGTTCTTGGCCTCACTTGGGGCTTCGACGACGATCTTGTACGACGGCACTGGCAATGGTGCGGCCACACTCCTAAACGAAACCCTTTAAATTGTCTTATGACAATTCTAGGTAAAGCACTTATGTGCGTATTTGCAGTACATGTTGTACTGTTGATATTCGTTGTCGGGTGTAGCACTCTCGCTGACCGTACTAGTTGGAAGTTTGAAAGGACGACGTCTCATCAACAGACTATTCTGTCGACGAACGTTATCCCGCTCATTCCCCTCCTAGTTCCTTGATCGAAGTTGCTCGTACAACGCACAGATCTCCACCTGGAGCCTGTGTATGTATGAGTATATAAGATCATGGTCATCGAGTACTACTAACAGACTACGTCATCACAACCTGCTCGCTTAATTGCGTGGGGTATAGGTGACTTATGGGTACGTCTCAACGACGTCCCTGTCTTACTAGCAGTCAAAACGTGTGGTCGCAGAGGTTTAACCCTTTGCGGCCATACGCCTTCATTAGTGTTAGTATCACGTAGTGTGCGCATACTCTAGAAAGGATCACCATATGGAATCCTGTAAGAGTCTAGAAGATCAGTATAAACCGATCATCACCGCATTGCTATGTGACGTTCAAACGTTACACAGTGATGTATTCACTCGCAAAGCCTTCCGCTGCACGTTGTTAAAGGCGTGCAAACGGATCGACTCTGAAGGTATTAGTTTTCTTACGAAAACGTTGCCTCGTCTCGGAAAAGCTCTAGACAGAGCTTTGTCCTCCAAAGATCCACTAACTTGTCCCTATGAGCGAAAGCTCACAGGTACACAACTTCCGAGGTTTCTCGGTGAGTTGTTTAGTAAGGTCTTTAGTTCTGACGCCAGGGTGTTACCAACTCCCTGTGTGGCTAGTATCAAGACATTGAGAAATGTGCTCTACTTTTTTTATAAAGTAAAGTACCCTCATACGTCTGCTCAAGAACAGGACGTCATCTCCACCTTCTTAGAAGGAGAGAAAGACGTCCAGCTGATGAACGCGAAATTGGACTTTGTAAAAAGTCTAATCTCGAACCATCTTGATCGGTGTTGCGCCCCTTTGGGTGTAGCACAAACCAAGATAGTAAGGCGTGCAAGGACCCTAGTTCATAGGGTACTCCAAACGTTCGATCCTACAGACATCATCCCTCGCCATGGACCCGGAGCTGTCTCTACTAAAGAGAAGCTTTGGGAGAAGTGGCGTTGGACTGATATTCCTGAAAGGATCGCCAATGTGTTTCCCATTGACAGTTATTTCTACTGCAATTTGGACCATGTTGCTGATCGCGTCCAAGAGATTAAATCTCTTGGAAGCTGTGATACTCCCGCACAAGTAATACTTGTGCCGAAGGACTCACGTGGGCCTCGATTGATCTCCTGCGAACCACTGTATAATCAGTGGATTCAGCAAGGAATCTCTCGTGCGCTCGTTCGTCATGTTGAACGACATCACTTAACGTGCTGTCGTGTCAACTTCACAGACCAACAACCGAACCAGCATGCAGCCCTCGTGGGCTCGTTGTCTGGCGAATACGCAACACTTGACCTCAAAGAGGCAAGTGATCGTATTAGTCTAGGTCTAGTTCACTTACTCTTTCCCGACTCTTTTATAAGAGTCTTGGAATCGGTAAGATCCCAGAGCACCCGGCTCCCTAACGGTAAGGTTATAGCCTTAAATAAACATGCACCTATGGGTTCAGCTTTATGCTTTCCCATTCTTGCATTGTCTATTTGGGCAATCTTAAACGCGGCAGCGGGCAACGATACGGATGCGCGTGAGCGCATCTTAGTGTATGGAGACGATGTGATTGTACCCAGGGCTTTCGCCCCGAACGCAATCGAACAGCTGACCTGGTTTGGTTTAGTAATAAATCAAGCCAAGAGTTGCACGGAAGGACTCTTTAGAGAGTCATGTGGGGTTGATGCCTACTCAGGTATCAATGTCACACCTACGCGTTTGCGCGTTCCTCCGTCATCGGTTCCACGCCCAGATCACTACGTATCATGGATTAGCACTGCTAATCAATTATACGATAGAGGTTGGTACTCCTCCTACGATTACATCGTGAATGAATTGGAACGTATATACGGACCAATTCCTTCGGAGGACATGAACATCCGTTCATGCCCTTCAGTTAGAGCACCATCACTAGAAAGACTCCGGTTCCCTCGTCGTTATAACAAACACTTGCAAAAGTGCGAGTTTAAAGTCAGGGAGATTCGGACCACCGTTTCTCGCAAGACCGTCGACGGGTGGATGATGCTTTTACGGTATTTCACCGAAAGCAAACCATCCGCTCCGTTAACGGGCGAATCGAACGTTGGCCTTACGCAGATGCCTATCGCTGTGTTCCCAGCTCAAACCTTTGAGTATGGACACAGAGCTAGTGTCAATGAGTACACCAGTCGCCACGCGATTAAGTTCGCGTGGAGATGGCGATGATCAGGTGGAAAATTTAAATCATAAATGATTAAATGTTTCCTCA